GGTTACGGTTTTTTGATCTGTTCTTTCTATTGCATGTTCTAACGATGGTGTAATCATTTCATATCCATCTTTCATGTAAATGTAAGTGCACTCTTTAGTTTCCATAATATAATTATTTGTAGTAAAGATACGAAAAAGGTGGAATCATTATAACTCCACCTCTTAGTTTATGAGTATGATGACATGTAGCTCATATAGCTGTTGTCATCATTGTGATAATCTCCTACTTCAATTAGGTCATCACTTACTGCAGCTTCACGCAATACAGTATTTCTCATTAGCTCTTCCTTTAATTCTTCTAAGGTTATTCCTTTTAGAGAACTTTCTTTTACGGTTTTGTAATCTCCAAGATGATCACGTACAAGTGACCTATGGTTTACGGTGTTTAGTTTGATTACGACATCAGTTCCGTTGTAAGCAAACTTTTCTGGGTTGTTAATATGTATTCTCATGTCTGTTTTCTAATTTGTTATTAAGATCATTTCCAACTATTACTGATGGTATCCATCCAAATAGTACTGTGGTAAATAGTGTAGCTCCGTGTAATAATGATTTCTTGAATGTCCATGTATCTTCCAGCCACCATACAGCGGTTGTAATACATAATACAGTAACAATGAATACGGATAATACAGCTAACATAATTTTAGTGTTCTTCATTTGATTTATTTTTTGTGGGTTTAAGTAATTCTGGTAATTGTGTTGCACCTATTCCTAATACTGCATAGAATACTGTGGTACCTATGTGTTGTAACATAATCTCTTGGTAAGCTATTCTAAACATTTGAAAAGCCAACCATAAGGATATGATTAGGAAAAAGTAATAAGTTAATTTATTCATGGTTTATATTTTAAAGGGTTTAATCTAATTGATTTTGAAATGACGGTAAGTCAAGTAAAGCATCTTCTTTGGTAACATAGTAGCCAGATAACCTATCATAAGGAAACCAGCCTTTCATATCTTTATCATAGTATAAGTAACCTATGTAATAACCAGCAGCTGATTTTAATACTTTTAATTCTGAGATTCTTTCTTCTGTTTGATACATACGATTTGATTTATGATTTATAAAAAAGCCAGTCTATTTTATTCAACTACAACTGGCACGGCTGTCCCAATCCCTTCTAGGGTTTCTTGGTTAGAAATAAATCATTTGATTATCAGGAGAGATTAACTCCTACCAACATACTCATTGGTTGGTTAGACACTATAGATAATTACTCTACTTCACTTCATGTGTGTCACACTAGTTTAGAATTACCTAAACACGTATCTTAAATATTGTATTATAACATTAATTTCCTATCAATGATGTTATGATTGCGAATCATGACGTCTAAGTCCATCACACTTGCCACTAGTAAACTGAGGTTTTTTGTAACCCCACGGATGATTAATGAAACACTATCACTGATTATTATTATATCCTCTCTTGAATAGTTGGTGATAGTCTTTTTTGTAAATAAGTTTATGTCATACCCAACAACATTGCGGGTAATAATAGTCTACTCTTTATATAGTAACACATAGAGAGAAAGACATAAGGAAGTATAACTATAGTTTGAGTGCTTGTTGAGTGCACGTAAGTATTATAGCTATATATATATTATATTGTGGTAGCTAGAGAATGAAGATCATTATACCAATGAATATGGCTTATATGATCACACCCTCATAACTTAACACACATAAATAAATAGTTTATGCATGGTAAAAAGATAAGATTGGTGAGGATTGTTACATCCCCACCATATATCTTAGTGTGCCCAGTATAAATTAGGCACAGCTTCACCTGTGGTGTTGTCCATCACTGGTTTCCCTGTGATTTCTAGTGGAAGTTCATCTCCCACGTTTACTTGCATTTGTGATGCTACCTCTGGTTTAACAGCGGTAAAGCCAAATGTAATTTCTCCAGACGCAGCACCTGTTTGTACGCGTACTTGAGTTTCAACACCTCCAATATTTTTTGTTTCCATTGTTTGGTTCAACGGCTCAGAGCTGGTTACTATACCTTTGCCAGACTGAGTGAATTTAAAAAAGTAAGCCATAACTTGTTTTTTGTTTTTATGGGTTAATAATAATTGCAAGATGTGGCTGGGGAAAAGTTTAATAGCCACATGTTGCAGTATGCTAACTAGTGAATGCTAATTGCAGGCAACAGCTGGGGAAAAGTTTATCCACTAGCTAGTGAATGCTCATTGCAAGCATAAGAGGGTTGTTACACCCTCCTATTTGTAGTACCAAGAAAGGTATTCACACACATACATATTGTTGTCATGTGCTTTATACGGATCATATGTAAGTTCAATATGATACTGTATCATCTCTCTTAATTGTTCTTCTGTCATTAGTCCATGCTCTAATTGTTAAAAAAAAAGGGGTTTTTACACCCCCTTGAACTCTTAATGAGCCCAGAACAGATTTGGAATTGCTTCTCCATTGCTGTCAACTACAGGCTTATCCGTTAGCTCTAACGGTAGCTCATCTCCTGCAGATAGATTCATCTGAGCTGCTTGTTCCGGCTTTATAGCAGTAAAGCCAAACTTAATCTCTCCTGTTGCTCCGGCCTGCTCTCTGACCTCAACTTCTACACCACCAATCATCTTGGTTGATGTTTTCATACCAGTCAATGGCTCTGTTGATGTTACTAGACCTTTCTTTGTTGTTGTGAATTTGTGAAAATACATAATGCGTAAATGTTTAAATGTTGTCTACCACTTCTAGGGGGGTAGACTAACCCAGAACTTTACTGGGGATTAGTTTAGCTAGCACCTCTCAACAATGCCAAACACAAAACTTTACCAGGACCGGGGGGATGTAAACTAAAATTAAAAATGGTGGGGGTATAAAAAATTCTTATATTTGAAAAAAAATAAAAGAGGGGTAGTGAAGCTGTAATAGATGATGGTGTTAAAATGATGAAAAAAGGTTTGTAGTAATCAGAGCGTGAGCAAATCATCTATCAGAAACCTTGAGAGACCCGAAGCCTCTCTTTTTAATTTATAATTATAAATATGAAAGCAATACTAAAATTTGATCTCAATGATAGAGATGATAGAATGGCTCACTTAAGAGCAGTTAAGTCTATGGATATGGCTTGTGCTTTATTTGAGATTAGTTGTAATCTTAGAAAGAATGTTGAGCGTAGGTTAGAGAATGATCCACATGTATTAAGAGATGAGTTTGATGGTATAGATGAGGTATTCATGGACATCAATCGTATCCTAATGGAGCATGGACTGGACATAGATGAACTAATCCTATAGGTTAGAGTAGCAGCTTGTTTTGCTACTATATCTTATAGTATTATTTTTATATGATCTAAGTATTTTGTATATTATGCATATAACCTTATAAACTAATAGATATGTTAAGTGATGATTTTTGGGATGGTTTGAATGACGGAACTGATGAGGACGCAACTATGGAAATGCTTGAAACAGCATATAACAATTCATATAAGATTGCTACAAAGAAGTGCACATTTGAAGAACTCATAGAATTAGCTGATGACATGGAAGTTAAGTTTACTGTTGTAATGCATGACATAGATCTTGGACCTAATGATGATGATATTGAGAATATGATTACTTGGTATGAGCAGTATGAAGACTATGAGAAGTGTGCCGAGCTTCAAAAGCTTTTATCCAAATGAAATGGTTAATTGCACTTTTATTCTGCATTGGAATATATCAAAACTCTTTTGGTCAAGAGTGCAGTCCGTACAGAACACCTAAACATTGGGAATTAAGTAAAGCTAAATCAGGGGCTATTGGTTATGTAGCTTGTTTGCATGCTAGAGGTGTTGTTGCTGAAGTTGGTTATGATAATGTCTTTATTGGTGTATTAGCAATGGGTCAAGGACATCATGGTGCTACCTACTCTTTCCTGCAATATGAATTTGCAATCCGCGAATCAAGAATCTATGGTGGCCCTGCATATAGATTAAATCATGATCCCACTTTAATAATAGGTAGAGTTGGTGGAGATTTAAAACTTTTTAGTAGAGTGTATGCAACCGCAAGCATATTACAAATCAATCGTAATCTAAACTACTTACACGTAGGTTTAAAAATAGTCATTTAGTAATAACCGGCTAAACTTTTTGCATTTAAACTTAAAATTGTATATATTTGTTAAACATTAAAACTAACAAGTATGTCACAAGAAAATCAACCCGTAGAACTTTCTAAAGAAGAACTACAAAAACGTAGAGAAGAAATCACTGCTTTTTACAAAGACAACATCAAGCATCTTAAAGTTCAAAAAGAATATGAAGAACTATTAAGAGATGTTGAAAAGGCACGTGCAGAAAGATTACAAGCACAAATGTTTTTAGCACAAGCGTATGCAGCTGGTGAAGAAGGAGAACAAGAAGGTGAACCTAAACAATCATCAGAAGCTAGAGCTGATTTTGAAGCTGCAATGACTGCAGTCAATGAACCAAAAAGTAGAAATCTTAAAAGAAAATAGTTATGGAGATGTTAAAAGAAGGCTCCAAGGGAGCGGAAGTAAGAAAACTTCAACAACTATTGCAAATAAATAAGGATGGTATTTTTGGACCAGCTACTAAAAAAGCTGTTATTAGATTTCAGCTAGGGCGTAATCTAAGACCAGACGGTATTGTAGGTAATGAAACATGGACTCTTCTATTAACCAGTGGGCCTGAGTTAGAAGCTATTGATGAAGACACTGATTTAATGGAGCAGTACTTTACAACTCCATTTAATCAAGTTATACATAGACACTACTTACCTGATGGGGAATTTATAAAAGGTCCTGTCACAAATGATTACATATTCATACATCACACCGCTGGTTGGAATAACCCTTATAAAACAATTGATCATTGGGGTAGAGATAAAAGAGGTAGAGTAGCAACTGAATTTGTATTAGGTGGTCAGAAGGTCACAAATGGTGATGATGAGTATGATGGTGTTGTTGTACAAGCATTCCCTGAAGGAGGTCAAGGATGGCATTTAGGTAAAACTGGTTCTGGTTTTATGAATCGTCACTCTGTTGGTATTGAAATTAATAATTTTGGATATCTTAAAGAAGGAAATAAAACTTATGCAGGACAAACTGCAAATGAAACACAAGTATGTAAATTAGATGAACCGTTTAAAGGTTTTTTAAATTGGCATAATTATTCTGAAAAACAAATAGAAGCTTTGAAGCTATTATTATTGTTTATAGCAGAAAGAGATAACATTGACTTACGTATTGGTTTAGTTCAATGGATAAAGAAGTATGGTCCTAACAAAGCATTTGAATATCAAGAAGATGCATATTATGGTAAAGTCAAAGGTCTTTTAACACACACAAATGTTAGAAGAGATAAGTTTGATTGTTATCCGCATCCTGACTTGATTGATATGCTATTAAGTTTATAAAGATGGCAATAGTAAATAAAGTAGATCAAAAAGCTAGAGTTGATATAGATACAACAATCCAATATCAAATAGTAACTTATTGTTTTTTTAATAATATTCAAATAAGCAACTCTGATTTAAAGTGCTTAGCTGAATTAGCTAAAAAAGAAAAGGTGGAACTTACTTTATTTTGTAATGACGTGACTGATCTGGGGATTTTTAAAAGTCCTCAATCAGCACGTAATGCAATTACAAAAGCAAGTAAAAAGAATCTTGTTATAAAAGACGGGACTAATAAAAAGAAAATATATATAAATCAAGATCTTAATGTACAGACAACAGGTCCTGTTTTATTAGACTATAAAATATTAGGCATTGAAAGCTAAAAGCTATAATAAATTTAAAGAGGATATTGCATCTGAAGTTGGGGTACACTCTGATCTAGTGGATGAGTTTATTACTTTTTATTATGCTAAGCTTAGAAGAAACCTATCTAACCTTACGTACCCATCTGTTACAGTAACAGGTCTGGGGACATTTAAAATCAGAAAGAAAGCCTTAAATAATTCTATAATTAAGAATAAAAGTATTTTAGGTAATCTTGAAAAACAGACATACAAAGGTTATGAGAAACACATTGCAGTATCTCAAAAATTAAAGGAGCTACAAGAAATGCAACGCATGGTTGATGAAACTGAAAAAGAAAGAAAAAATTTTAAAGAACAAAAAAAATGAATTTAAAAAAACTAATTAATGCATTTAAGAATCTTGATCAAATAAAACAAGGTATATTAAATACTATTTTTACAAATAAAGAAGTAGAAATAATTGCAGAAGAAAGATTTAAAATTTGTTTAGATTGTGAAGATCTTGATAATCAAGGGAATAACTGTTTAGCTCCCGGAACTCAGCCATGTTGTTCTGAATGTGGTTGCAGTTTAAAATTTAAAACAAGATCATTATCATCAAGTTGCCCTAAAGAAAAATGGAATGCTTGGTTAACAGAAGAACAAGAAGAAAAACTAAATTTATAATTATGACAAAAGCAGAAATAGTACATGATCTATTATTATATAATATGATCACACCAGAAGCAGCCGTGGTTTTATTAACACCGGAAACAAAACCAATTATTAATGAACCTATTGTAAAATGGGTTACTACAACTACGTAATATGGCAGTAATATTTAAAGAAGAAGGTCATGTATATGAAAGTAGTGACCAAGAGAAAATAAAGTGGACAAGCGTTACATCATTTATAGGAAAATTTAAACCCAAATTTGATGCAAAAGCTCAAGCTAAAAAGTCAGCTAAAAATAAAAGATCTAAGTGGTATGGTATGACTGAAAAAGAAATACTAGGTGCTTGGGAATCTGAAACAGAAAGAGCAATTGGATTAGGAAACTGGTATCACAATCAGAGAGAAGCAGATATGCTAGACTTTAAGACTATTGAAAGACATGGTGTTGAAGTACCTATAATTAAACCTTTAGTTAATGATGAGGGTGTTAAAACAGCACCTGAGCAGAAATTAAAAGATGGTGTATATCCTGAGCATTTTGTTTATTTAAAATCTGCTGCTTTATGTGGTCAAGCTGATTTAGTTGAAATTGTAAATGGTTATATTAATATTACAGATTACAAAACAAATAAAGAAATTAAAGAAAAAGGTTTTACTAATTGGGAGGGTATAACATCAAAGTTATACAACCCAGTGGGACACTTAGATGATTGTAATTTGAATCATTATAACTTACAACTCAGTATTTATGCGTATATTATTAAAAAGCACAACCCTAAATTAAAGATAGGAGATTTAGTTGTACAGCATGTTAAATTTAAGCAAGTAGGTACAGATAAGAATGGATATCCAATCAATGAGTTAATAAATGGGGAACCTGTAATTGAAGAAATAAAAATGTATAACCTACCATATTTAAAAGATGAAGTCAGAAGTCTTATGATGTGGCATAAAGATAATATATAATGGAAACACCACGAATATTTCAAAGCATTCAACCAATATCAGTACAAGAGGTATCTTCTGATGGTACCCCAATTACTGTCACACGTAACGTTAATACTGATATTGTAGTTGATTTAAACAAAGTTGTAGCTTTTCAGCATTATGTAAATCCTAACACAGGTACTATAGACGGTTCAATAACACAAGTAAATGTTGAAGGTTCATTTGATGTAAAATTAATAAAATTACCTTTTATTGTATTTAAACAATTTATAGACGCTTTATGATAGTAAGACTTTTTGATATACAGAATGGTAAAGTAATACCAACAGAACATTGCTACACATTAAAGTTTTTAAAAGATTTAATGGAGGAATATCCAGATACATATATGACTGTATATCAGTATTTATTTTATATGTCTTGCCCTAATCCAGATTTAAATCCTTTTTTTAATTTACCTGAGCATGAAAAAGAAGATATTATAATTGAAGAGATTGGTCTTGAAGAGTCTACTGAAGATTCTAAAATAAGATATTCTTTAGAGATGGCAAGAAAACTTTATGAAACACCAACTTACAGAGCTTATGTTGGTATTAAGTCAATGCTTGACAGATTGGCTAGATATATGGAAACAACAGCAATTGAACATGGTAGAGATGGTAATATAAATTCTATGGTAAATGCAGCGGCTAAGTTTGAGCAAATTAGAAACTCTTATAAGGGAGCCTTTAGTGATATGAAAGATGAACAAGAAAGTTCAGTACGTGGAGGAGCAGGATTAGCTTATGATCAATTATGATAAATGATATTAAAAAAGAAAAGTGGGTATTCTGTTATTGGGATGAACCTGTAAAATTAAAATCAAATAAAAACAACAATGCAAAAAGTAAAAATTATCCCAGTGGGGAAAAAAGTTCTAATAAGAGCAAAAGAGCAATCTAGAATGGTGCCTGGTACTAATATTATTATACCAGATTCAGCATTACAAAAAGAATATAAAGGGTATGTTATTGGTGTAGGTACAGAAGTTTCTGATATTAATGTAGGTGACTTAATACAATATGCTGAATATTGTGTACCAACTGAAATGGAACATGAAGGTAAACAACATTTACTAATTAATGTTGGGGATATTCATGCAATTATACAAGAAGTAGAATAATGTATATATCCATTCCAACATATGAATCTGGTAAATGGACTAATACTGAGTTTGAAACAAGAGACACTTTTAAAGAGTTTGTTTTATCAATCTTTAAAGAACCTGGATTATATGAATTTAATAAAACAGCTTTAGTTTTTAATGAAGAAGCTGTTAAATTTAACAAAGAAGGTTTCTATTGTTCTGCTCCTTTTAGATCTTCAGATTTTACTTCTTATTGGAATGATCAAAAGAATAAATGCCGTGTGGGGGTTATCTATAAAGATGGTCCTCACTCTTGGTATTTAACCCGTGACTATTATATGTGGTTAAACTTTCTTCCAATATATGATAAAGAAGAAAAGAAGTACGGTTTTGCTAAAGTACGTGATGCACAATATCACATGGCATTATATGAGATGTTGGCAGAACTAAGTTATAAGCACTCTGCTATTTTAAAGAAACGTCAGATTGCATCTTCTTATTTTCACATGGGTAAGATAATTAATACATACTGGTTTGAAGAAGGTAGTACATGTAAGATAGGAGCATCTCTTAAAGATTATATTAATGATAAAGGTTCATGGAAGTTTCTTGATGAGTATAAAACTTTTTTAAATGAACATACTGCATGGTACAGACCAAGCAATCCAGAAAAAGTATTACTATGGCAACAACAGATTGAAGTTAAAGTAGGTAATAGAAAAACATCTAGGGGACTTAAATCTAAAATACAAGGTGCTTCTTTTGAAAAGAATGCAACAACTGGTGTAGGGGGTCCAACAACTATCTTTTTCCATGAGGAGGCTGGTATTGCACCTAAGATGGATAAGACCTATGAGTACCTAAGACCTGCAATGTCTTCTGGTATGGTAACAACGGGTATGTTTATAGCTGCAGGTTCTGTAGGGGATTTGGATCAATGTGAACCATTAAAGCAAATGGTACTTAACCCTACAGCAAATGATATATATGCTGTAGAAACAAATCTAATGGACAAAGACGGTACTATTGGGTTAGCAGGGTTATTCATTCCAGAACAGTGGTCTATGCCACCTTATATTGATGATTACGGTAACTCTAAGATAGAAGAAGCATTAGAAGCTATAAACAATGAAAGAGTTCAGTGGAAAGCAGATTTAAGTCCAGAACAATATCAATTGCGTATATCTCAAAAGCCAACTAATATTGCAGAAGCATTTGCTTATAGAAAAGAATCTGTATTTCCTCAAGGTATTTTATCACAACAACAAAAAAGAATTGAAGAAAAAGAATATGCATATGAGCATATAGAACTTGAAAGAGTTAGTGATGGTATTCTTGCCAAAAGATCAAATAAACTTCCTATATCAGAATTTCCATTAAGCAAGAAAGCCCAAGATAAAACTGGTTGTTTAGTTGTATGGGAAAGACCTGTTTCTAATCCAGAGTTTGGTGCATACTATGCTTCTATTGACCCTGTATCTGAAGGTAAGACAACTACGTCAGATTCATTGTGTAGTATTATTGTATATAAAAACTCTGTTGAAATAACAAGAGAAGGCCCACAAGGATTAGAACGTTTTATAGAAGCAGGAAAGATTGTTGCATCCTGGTGTGGTAGATATGATGATATTAATAAAACACATAGTCAATTAGAAATTATTGTAGAGTGGTATAATGCATGGACTATTGTTGAAAATAATATATCATTATTTATACAACATATGATATCTAAAAAGAAACAAAAGTATCTTGTACCAAAACAACAGATTATGTTCTTAAAAGACCTTGGTTCAAATAGAACTGTTTATCAAGAATATGGATGGAAGAATACAGGTACTTTATTTAAAAATCACTTAATATCTTATGCTATAGAATTCTTAAGAGAAGAGATAGATCAACAAACAGATGATGATGGTAATATACTTAATACAACTTTAGGTATAGAAAGAATACCAGATCCAATGTTATTAAAAGAAATGTTAGCCTACTATCCTGGACTTAACGTGGATAGGCTTGTAACTTTTGCAGCATTAGTTGCTTTTGTTAGAATTCAAGAGTCAAATAGAGGTTATTTGAGAAGAACTGAATCTGAATTAGGTGATTCTTTGGTAAATTCAAATAAATTCCATAAATTAAAGTATAGTCCGTTCAAAAATATTGGAAGGAATAAAACTGCTAACGGTGGTCAAAAATTAAAAAGATCAGCATATAAAAATTTTAGATAAGTATGAAAGTATTTAATGCAATGCAATTGAAGAATGGTGCCAAGGCTGATAGCGGGTATCCGTCAACTTCTAGTCTTACCCAGCCTATACAGTTTTTACCTTCAAAGAAAAAAAATGAAGACTGGGCTGCATGGAATTTAGATTGGCTTGAATTGCAGGGTATGCAATTTCTTAAACAAAATGCTAGAAAACTATTAAAGAATTATAAGTTAGCAAAAGGAATAATTGATAAAACAGATTATATAGTTGAGGAAGATAATGATTATAAAGACCTTGTTGATGTATTGACTAAGGAAGATGAATCAGCTTTAGAGCTTAAGTTTTATCCAATTATACCAAATGTTGTAAACGTTTTATCTGGAGAATTTTCTAAAAGATATTCTAAAGTTCAGTTTAGAGCAGTGGATGATTTATCTTATAAT